GGGGGTCTCCTGTCCGGGCAGGCCAGCGCAAGGCCCGTTCAGGCGCGACCTGACCCCGCCGTGCCAGCCTTTGTCAAGAGACGCCCCGGCCGGCCTGGCCCCTGCGGGCCACGCTGTCTAGGGGACGGCTATTTCCGGCCCTTTGACACCTGGGCTTCCAGCGACGTCAGGCGCATTTCGATGGCCCTGATCTGCGCTTCGCTGGCGGTTTCCTTGCTCATGCGCATCAGTTCCTTGTCGTAGCGATCCATGTCTTTCTGATACTCGCGGTCGCGCGCTTCACGGGCCTTCTCGCTCAGCTCGTATTCGCGCATGACGACCTTGTTGGAAAACTGCGGGTCCGCAGACATGCGCCGGTAATAGGCCTCGAGGATCTTTTCGATGTCTTTCGAGCTGGTCAGGCTGTCGGTCAGGACCTTGATCCGGTCTTCGGCGAAGCGCAGGCGGCGCTCGGTGTCCAGCTGCTTGAGTTGCTTTTCCAATTGCGCAACGCGCTTGGTCAGCGCCTTGATGTCGTCGGCCATGGGGGCTCCGTAATTCAATTTTCGAATGCATTAACTATATCGTGAAGAAGTGGGGATCCGGTGGCAAAATGCCAAGCCCCCAAGCGTCATGTCCGAGATCCATGTCGCCCCATGTCCCGGACCATCGGAACCCGAGCGCAATCCCTTGGGACACTGTCGAAAAGGGGGGAAATGCAGGCTTCTGCATGGACCAGACCTTTCCCTGAAAAAACAAAAGGAAGCGGTTTGCAACCAAGCGGCCGAATTCTGTGAACAGGTCGAGAACAAACCGGGCGTTTGTAAAACGAAAAAAGCGCCCATTAAAAAGGAAAGCCCCGACGCGCTGGCGGGCGCAGTCGAGGCTCAAATTCCACAGAAAGACACTCATCTTTCCCCACAAGAATCTCACAAAGCTTGGGAAAAGGCAATGTCATTTCATGACATGCCGAGCCCACAAAAGATGGCTCGCGTCTTTGGGTACGCCCTGACCTTGGGCGATAGCCCGGCTTGGCACGACTTCTCGCGCTTTGCCGAGATCTACTTGAGCGAAGAGGAACGGGCCAAGCTGGCGCATGCGGCGCTAAAGGCATTGGGCGGCAATGATCTTCTTCATGTAATAGCAGACGCCTTCAGCCGTGCAGGGCCTCCGCGCGAAGCATGGTACAACCCGTTGCCCGAGGCGCGAGAATGGGCGGATTGGGCGACGCCCGCAGAACGCGAGGCATATTGCCTGGCCGCCTTCGAGGCCATGCCATCGGCCCGACGAAAGGCTTTCCTCCATCATGTGCAGGGGAGGGACGCAGCATGACCAGCCAAGAGCTTGATGAACTGCTGACCTTTCGCTGGCCCATGGTGATGCGGCGCGTCATGGCGGACGGTTCAGACGAATGGCTGAAGAACTTCGTCCGTTCCATCGCGAGGCAGGGAAAGCGACCGGCCTGGCGGCCGACCCAGAAGCAAGAGCAGATCATGTGCCGTCTCGTGTCCGAGCTGGGCACGGCGCCCAACACCGATCCCGAGGTCATCGAGGACTGAGGACGTGCGGCCTCGCGCGCATACGTGGGGCCTGCTGGTGTTACGGGGAAACGACGGTGCGCCGGCAGGAGTGAAGGGCAAACACGGGCAGGGATCAAATTGCCCAGGGCAGTCCGAAAGGTTGAAGCCCGATCCCCGGCACCGCGCTCAGGTGTCGCAAGTAGCAACCAACCGACCGGCAGGAGCGCATGACCGGACGGGCCCAAAGCGATGGACCGGCTCCGTTGAGCAGGATCTTCACGCGGAGGGCGTAGGGACTGCCACGCTTCGCGGCGTGGGCAGTCGTCCTATGCCCTTCGCTCCGAACCTCACCATTGAGCAGAGCTCATCTGGTGCAACGTATGAACAAGAGAGGAAAGCGATATGCCGAAGAACGAAATTGTCTCATTCGACGCCAACAAGTGGCAGGAGCTGACAGACACCGATGTAACGAGCCTATGCCTACAGAACATTGGCGCTGGTTCGGTGCACATCATGGCCACGACCAACGCCACGCAACCGTCGAACTTGGGCGGGGCAAAACGGTTCGAGCCGGGGGATATTCTCGCGGCGAATGTGGATCTTGCCGATCTCTATCCTGGCGTGACTGCCGGGTACCGGGTCTGGGCATTTGGTGAGCTTCCGGGATCTGTCTCGGTGTCTCACGCATAGCTGGCCAAGAAATCGGGTCCTTCCCGGCCAGAACGTATACGGGTCGGCGTAGCCCGGAAGATCAGCCGCTGCAAAAATTCCATAAGGGTAAGAAATCATGAGGATTTTTTCCGAGTTGGAGCTTGGAGACGAGCCGCTTCACCGGATCGGCGGCAAGGATTTGTGCGCCCTCCTGGACATTTCCTCCGGTGCGCTGACGGACCTGAAGAAGCGCGATATCGCAGTGCACCTCGCCCATGACTCCTATGACCTGGTGGAAACCGTCCGCCGCTACACCGCCCACCTTCGCAGCACGGCTGCTCGCTGGGGGGATTCGGACCAGGTGCCGCAGCTCACAGCCGAAAAAGCCCGCCTCGCCAAGGAACAGGCGGATGCTCAAGCGCTGAAGAACGCGAAGGCCAGAGGCGAGCTGGTGGACGCAGCCGAGGTGGAGCGCACTTGGTCGGACGTTCTCCGCCAGGTACGCGCGCGGATCCTCTCAACCCCGCCGCGCCTGCGGCAGATCCTCAACCTGTCTGCCGCCGATGCTGACCTGATCGACCGCGAACTGCGGGACGCCCTTTCGGAGCTTGGCCATGCCGACAATTGAAGAAATCCGCGCCTCGGCCCTGCGCGCCCTGGTCCCGCCGCCGCGCCTTCGCCTGTCCGACTGGATCGAATCCGAGATCCGCTTGCCCGAGGGCGTGAGCGCCCAGCCTGGCCCCGTGCGCCTCTGGCCATTTCAACGCGAGATCGCGGATGCCATTGGAGATCCGCTGATCGAACGCGTGACCCTGATCAAACCCGTGCGCGTCGGTTTCACGACGCTTTTGACCTCCGCCGTTGCCTCCTTCGTCGCCAACGAGCCCGCGCCCATTCTCTGCTTGCTACCGGCCGAAGCCGATTGCCGCGATTACGTGGTGAGCGACGTCGAGCCGATCTTTTCCGCTTCCCCGGCTGTGGCTGATGCCCTGGGCGATGACCGCGAAGAGGGGGAGCGCAACACGCTCCTATCCCGCCGCTTTGCCGGCGGATCGCTGAAGGTGGTCGCCGCGAAGGCGCCGCGCAATCTCCGCCGGCACAATGTCCGGATCCTCTTCTGTGATGAAGTAGATGGGATGGTCGCCACGGCCGAGGGGTCGCCGATCCTGCTGGCCGAGCGCCGCACGCTGTCTTTCCCGGATCGCAAGATCGTCCTTGGGTCGACCCCCGTCCACGAGGAAACGAGCCACGTCTTGCGAGCTTATGCCCAGTCAGACGCCCGGATCTTCGAGGTTCCGTGTCCGAGCTGCGGAGCCTTCGAGGAAGTTTCCTGGGCCCAGATCATATGGGATGAAGGCAAGCCGGAGACTGCCCGCTGGTGCTGCCCGCATTGCCGGGAAGAGATCGAGGAACGGCACAAGCCGGCCATGGTGGCGGCAGGCGCCTGGCGGGCCACCCGGCCGGAAGTGAAGAGCCATGCGGGCTTCCGGCTGAATGCCCTGGTCAGCCTTCACGCCAACGCGGCATGGGGCAAGCTGGCGGAGGAGTTCATCAGTGCAAAAGATGACCCGACCATGCTTCAGACCTTCGTGAACACGATCCTTGGTCAGGGCTGGCGCGGCGATGGCGACGAGCTGGACGACGAAGAGCTTGCGGGCCGGGGAGAAAACTGGGGGCTGGATGCCGTACCGGCTGATGTTCTGGCGGTGACCGCCGGTTGCGACGTGCAGCACGACAGGATCGAGACCACGTTCATCGGGTGGGCCGAAGACGGCGCCGCCTTCGTTCTCGGCCACCGTGTGACATGGGGAGCATGGGACGACGATGCCACCTGGTCAGAGTTGGACGGGCTCCTGAAACAGACCTTCCCGCACGACCTGGGCGGCCGGATCGGGCTGGATGCCGTGGCGATCGACGCGGGCGACGGCACCACGATGCACACGGTCACGGCGTTCTGTCAGCCGCGCACCCGCCGCAAGGTCATGGCGATCAAAGGTGCGCCAGGGAACCGCCCGTTGATCGAGCGTTCCGCGTCCCGGACGAAGACGGGCGCCAGGCTGTGGATTGTCGGCGTGGACACCGGAAAGACCCTGATCTTCGGCCGACTGGCGCAAGGCACGTCAATACGCGTGTCGGCCGATCTTCCCCGCGTCTGGTATGAACAGCTTGCCTCGGAGCGTGCCGTGACCCGCTACCGTCGCGGCCAGCCTGTCCGCAGCTTCGAGCGTGTGCCAGGGCGCCAGGCTGAAGGCCTCGATTGCACCGTCTATGCCTTTGCCGCCCGACAGATCGTCAACCCGGATTGGGAACGGCGACGGGCCGAGCTGGCGCACAAGACGGTGCCGAAGAAATCTCCACCGAAGCTCCGGTCGGACTGGATGCGGAGGTGAGATAGGTCAGGACGCGCCTTCGCAACTACCAGCATCAGCGAAAAGCGTCCCCGTTAGTCGGCGAGTGGGCAAACCCCGACAGCGCGCGGCCCCAATAACCTTTTCAGGGGCGCGGCGCGCATTTACCGCTTGATCTGACTGAGTTCGTACGTCTCAGGGGCCAGCGACGTTGTAGTGATAACGGTCCCGTCCGACTGCAAAACGACCGTAATCGTCTTCTCGCCTCGCTCAATTTTTCGCGGAACGCCGTCATTCAGCACCATGTCAACGATGTCTTCCATCGCGGCGTCCGTCACCAGAACCGCCGGTTCGGGATACTTGTAGAGCAATGTGCCGACGATTTCCGCGTTCATGCTTCTGCCGTTTTCCTCGGCTGCAGATCGAATGCGATCACGTAGCCCATCCGGAAGACGGAGCATGAATTTGTCGTTTAGGGTTCGATTCTGTTCTTCAGCCATGAATGTAGCCTAAGGACATCTTTCCCTCTTGCTGCAATGGCGTCCTTAGGACATGATATCCTAAGGACGCCATCTCAGGAGGATCCAATGACCCGACAAGCCCAAGACAAATTCATGCTCCGTCTTCCGGACGGGTGGCGTGAGGTCATCAAGGAACTGGCGCAGCGAAACCGCCGCTCGATGAACCAGGAGATCTTGGCCGCACTGGAAGGCCAGGTTGAGAGCGAAATGCAAAATACCCCCCAGAAAGGATGAAGCTATGAACTTGATTGAGTTCGCAAAAATGGCGCCAGTCAACCAAACGCCTGAAGAATTCATCGCCATGATGAACGAAGTCCTGCCGCTGGATGAGGTGAAAGACCTTACAGAGGAAGAAGGGCTGGCGTTCTTCAGCGCAGTGCAATGGCTCTACGATTTCGCGATCCTACTGACCGAGTTTCATCAGCAAGACAGTGAAATGGAAGCTCCGGACGGACACGACATGGCGCCATGCCTGCCCGGGACCAGGGGGCCGTTCATCGAAAATCTTCTGACGAGAGGCCCCGGAAAGCCCGACTTCACGCCGCTCACGCACTTCGGCTTGAAGTGAAATGGGCCGCATGGTGCAGCAACACCTTTCCGGCCCTGACATGAAATCATTCCCTGATCAGAAGGACATCAATCATGAAGGTCGATCCTAGCACTTGCCCCTACGGCGGCCGGGCACTGCCCATCGCTCTGACCGCTACTGCTCAAATCACGTCGCTGGCGCGTTTCGGCATCGAAGCCGCGCAATTCGCGCCAGGCGGCACACTAAAGCCACATGATTTTGAGGCGCTGTTCGAGGTCATCTATCGACTAGCAGCGGAGGCAGTAACCGACGCTGACGAGATGTATGAGAGCCTAGAAGAATTCAGGAATGGCCCTAAAAATCGGACCAGCGACACCCGATAGATCTTGCAATCTGGCGAGCAAGCACGGGCCAACATTGCTTGCCGGATCATTGTTCGCCCACGAAGCAGCTCCCCAAGAAAAGAAGTCATTTTGCCAGAATTGACATAGGGCTTCACAGTGTGCTCAATCTTATAAGACTCAATGTGAACCTTAATAAGGGTAGGTTGAATGCTGGATCTCACAAGATATACCGTTGGTTCGCAGGAGGCCGCAGACATGTTGGGCTGGCCTCTCGCAACCTTCAAAACGCATCGCACTCGCAACGAGCTGCTGAAGCGTAAAACTGGTCGCGGGCGCGCGGCCGAGTTCAATTTCGGCGACATCATGGCAGCTCACGTTGCCAAGCGCCTCATCGAGATGAAGCTGCAAGCGCCGGCAGCGTGTCGGATCGCGAACAAACTGTCCCCCCTGTCGAGCTTCGTGATGGGCGAGCCAATTCAGGTTTTCATTCGCGATGGCGAAATCTCCTACACAGGCAACCCGGACGAAGACATCAGCATCCTGATTCCGCTCGAAAAGATCGGCTGGCAGGTCGCCGAGTACTTCGCTGAAGGCATCGCTGCGGAATACGGGGTTGACGCTGCGCGCGAGGCCAAGGCGCGTTTCCATCGGCAGGTCGCCGAGAAACGGGGGGAATAGTGGAAACCCGCCAGGTCATTCGTGCCGTCCAGCGAGGGCTTTCCAAGCTCCTGCGCCGCTCCGGGATTGAAGCCGGCAGCGGCGGCCGGCGTTGGGACGGCGCTTCGACCATCGGCAACCCGCAGGCATCCACCCTTGCGGCGAGAGGGCCGGCAAAGAACCGCGCCGCCGCCGCGTCGATCAACACCCCGTTCGGGCAGCGCGCCGTTGAAGCCTGGACCTCCGCCCTGGTCGGGAAGGGCTGGCAAGCGCGGTCCCAGCACCCGGACAAGGACATCGCGCGCCGCCTGTCGTCCGCCTTCGAAGCCCTCGCCAACCCGCTGTTGCCCATCATCGCCCGTGCGCTGGTCCGTGATGGCGAGGCCATCGTTCGAACCCGGCTGAACTCCGAAGGTCACTTCCGGGTCCAGCTGATCCCTTCGGACCAACTGGACCCGACCTTGAGCCGGGACTTGGGCGGCGGTGCGCGCATCGTCTCGGGGATCGAATTCGACGCGGAAGACGAGGTGGTCGCCTATCACATTCTCCCCGAAGCACCCGGCACCCCGTTTGCGGTTTTTTCGTCACCCGTCCGCGTCCCCGCCCGCGACATCTTCCATGTCTTCGATCCGATGTTCCCCGGTCAGGTGCGCGGCCTGTCCTGGTTGGCCCCGGTCCTGACCAAGCTGCGCGACCGTGACGAAGCCTCGGATGCGATGTTGATGCAGCTCAAGGTCGCAAGCCTCCTGACGGCCTTCATCAGGGATCCGGACGGAAGTCTGGCCGGTTTCGAAGGCGAGACGGACGGCAACGCGCTCAGTGTCGCCCTGGAACCCGGCGCAGCGCGGATCCTGCCGCCCGGCGCCGATGTCACCATGTCCAATCCGCCCGCCGGATTGTCCGACGCAGTGACCTTCCTGAAAGCGCAGGACCGGGAAATCGCCGCCGGTCTCAACCTCACCTTCGAGCAACTGACGGCTGATCTGTCCGAAGCAAATTACTCTTCCGCAAGGGTGGGGCTGCTGGAATTCCGCCGCCGGGCCGAAATGCTTCAGAAACTGTTGGTTGAAGGACAATTCCTCTCCCCGCTCTGGCGCCGCTGGATCGAGCTTGAAGCGCTGTCGGGCCGCATCGAAGCGAACGGCGCCGCACTGGAAGACTACATGGCTGTCCGGTTTGTCCCGCCCGGCTGGCAGTGGGTTGATCCCCAGAAAGAGGTTTCAGCCGACGTGAAGGCCATCGAAGCGGGGCTGAAGAGCCGGGAAGAAGTGGTGGCCGGTCGCGGCCGCGACATCGACGAACTGGATGAAGAGCGCGCCAGGGATCGCCGCGCCGAAAATGGGGGTGAAGCATGACGCTACACATCCGAAGCCTGGCGCCCGCACCGTCTACCGTCGATCTGAACGCCCGCACCGTGGAAGCCATCGTGAGCACCGGTGCAGATACTCCCCGGCCGGGCTTCGTTGAGCGCCTGGACCTGACCGGCGCCGATCTGACCCGTCTGATCGGGGCGCCCATTCTGGACGGGCACCGGGCCGCATCCACGCGCGACCAGCTCGGGGTGATCGAGGCGGCAGAGCTTCGACCCGAAGGTATCTGGGTCAAAATGAGATACCGCAGCAATGCCGCCGCCGTGTCGGTCCTGTCCGATATCGCCGAAGGCACGCTGCGCGGTCTGTCCATCGGCTACCAGGTGGCCGAGTGGAAAGAGGCGAGGGACGGGAACAGACGCCTTCGTATCGCGACACGCTGGGCACCCATCGAAGTGTCCGTCGTGCCTGTCCCGGCTGATCCGGGCGCACATTTCCGAGCAGGAGAAAGCAGCATGGAACCCGAAGACCAGGTGGTCGAAACCACCCCCGTTACCCCCACCGTGACCCGCGCGGCGGTCAATGCCGAGATCCGCCAGATGGCTGAGACCGCCGGCCTGACCCGTGCCTGGGCAGACGCCCAGATCGACGCTGAAACCAGCGCCGAAGACGCGCGCACCGCCGCCTTCGAGGCCATGCGCCAGCGCGGCGCCGAGACCAGCACCCGCACCACAAGGGCGCAGATCCTGGTCGATCACACGGACCCGGCCGTGATCGCGACGCGGGCCGGTGAAGCGCTCTTCGCCCGTTCCCATCCGGGGCACGATCTGTCCGAGGCGGCACGCCCCTTCGCGGCAATGACCACCATCGACCTGGGCCGCGACTGCCTCCGCCGCGCCGGTATCAACATCACCGGCATGGCGGCGGAAACGGTCATCACGCGGGCGCTGAACACCACCTCGGACTTTCCGCTGATCATGGGCGATGCGGTCGGCCGAGAACTGCGGCGCACCTATGATACGGCACCGTCGGGTGTCAGGATGCTGGCGCGCCAGACCACGGCCCGCGATTTCCGGGCAAAGCGGGCCATTCAGTTTGGTGAAGGCCCCGAGCTGAAGAAGGTCAACGAAAGCGGCGAATTCAAACACGGCTCCATCGCGGAATCGGCAGAATCATACAGCGTGGAAACTTTCGGCCGCATCTTCAGCATTTCCCGGCAGGCCCTGGTCAACGACGACCTGGGGGCCTTCATGCAGGTTCCCGCGAAACTCGGCAGGTCGGCCCGCGAGTTCGAAGCGGCGCAGCTCGTGGCGAAGCTGGTCGAGAACCCGGCCATGAGCGATGGCCTCACTGTCTTTCATGTCGATCACGGTAACCTGTCGGTCACGGGCGCGGCTATGGCCATCACCACCCTGTCTGGCGCACGCAATGCGATGCGTCGGCAGAAAGGCTTGGCCGGAGAACTGATCAACGCAGCGCCGTATGCCGTCGTTGTTCCGCCGGAGCTCGAAACCCTGGCCGAACAGCTGCTTACCCAGATCAATGCGACGAACACGGATGAGGTCAACCCGTTCGGAAAACTCATCCTGGCGGTCGAACCGCGCCTGACGGACACCGCAGCTTGGTACGTCGCAGCCGATCCGGCAACCATCGACGGCTTGGAATACGCCTACCTGGAAGGGGCACCCGGCCCGCAGATCGAAACGCGCCAGGGCTTCGAGGTTGACGGCATTCAGATCAAGGTTCGCCTGGACTTCGGCTGCGGATGGATCGACCACCGCGGCTGGTACAAGAACGCGGGCGCATAATGGCCCTGGCGGTCTCCGAGCTTGAAACCCTGCGCGACGAATTGGTCAGATCGCGCGCGCAGGGTATCCGCGTGGTCTACTACGATGGCCACCGGACCGAATACACGTCGGATGCCGAAATGGCCTCTGCCATCGCTGACCTGGATCGCCGAATTGCGGCGGCAGGATCGTCCCGCCCTCGCACCGTATCATTCAAGACATCCAAGGGGTTCTGACATGAAGAACTATATCCAAGCCGGCAACGTGATCACCTTCACGGCCGCTGAGACCATCGTTTCCGGGCAGGGCGTTCTGCAGGGCGCCTTCTTCGGTGTAGCTGCAACCGACGCCGCTTCGGGCAATGACTTCGAAGCCGCCGTGACGGGCGTCTTCGAACTGCCCAAGGCCGCAGGCGCCCTCACCAAGGGCCAGAAGGTCTATTGGAACACCGCCAACGCCAACGTGACTGGCACGGCATCCGGCAACACGTTGATTGGCGCTGTCACCGAAGCGGCAGCAGACGCCGCAACCACGGCCGTCGTACGGCTCAACGGGACCGTCTAATACGTAAGTCATTCTGACATCATTGATTTAAAACTCATAGTGAGTCTTATAATTAGGCTCAATGTGAGGCTAATAAAAGGCAAGGGGCTGTAAGCATGGAACGCGCTCTCTACATGTACGCCAACGACGTGGCTCAAGCCCTCGGCTGGCCTTGCTGTAACACTGCGTTCTGGAACTGGGCGCACACCTTCCGCGCCTCCGACTACGCTCCGGGCGGCTTCCTGAATGTCCGGAAGCTGCCCGAAGAAGCCCGCAAGACGCTGGGGGTGATGTGATGGCCGGAAACCGCGCAATATTTGGGGACCGGCCGCCGTCGTTTGTTTCGAAAGCCACCCTGGCGGCAGAGCTGGATATGAGCGAATCGACCGTGGACAGCTATGTTCAGCGCGGGCTTCTTCCGCGTCCGATCAAGCGCGGCGGGTCGGTGCGCTGGTGCTGGGCTGAGGTGGTGGCAGCCATGAATGCGGAAGCATCTGGCGAAGACCCCTTCATGAGCGGCGTCAATAATGTCTAAAGTGCAGTTGCCTCGCCATGTTCACCGTGTGGTCTCGCGCGGCCGTGAATACTACTACTACCAGGAAGGCCGGGGTACGCCGCAGGCCGGGGAGCGCATCCGGCTCCCCAACGATCCGCAAACGCCGGAATTCTGGCACGCAGTGCGCCAGGCGCAGGGCGTCACGGGGCCGACGCCCACAGGTACGATTGGCGCTCTTATTGACGCCTATGAAGTCGCATGGCCGACGCTTCAGCGCCCGCTGAGCGAAGGGACACGGAAGCAGTACAGGCGGCACCTCAAGCTTGTCCGCGCGGCGTGGGGAGACCTGCAAGCCGACCAGCTTCGACCACGGCATGTAGACGCGTTGATCCGCAAAATTGGCGCGGAAAAGCCGGGGACAGCGAACAACGTACTCAGCGCTCTTCGGGCAATGGTCGGCTGGGCGACCGGTCCCGTCGAGCTACTGCACCACAACCCAACCCAAGGGGTTCAGGCCTTCGGGAAGGGGGAGGGGCATGTGCCTTGGTCCTCGGAGCAGATGGAATTCGCGGAGGCGAATTTCACCGGCATGCTTCGGCGCTTCTATTTCCTCAGCCGATACACGGGCCAGAGGATCAGCGACGTGGTACGCCTGAACCCGAATGACGTGGACGACGGGGGCTTCTGCCTGCCGCAGAAGAAGACAGGGGTGAAGCCCTGGTGCCCGATCTTCCCGGAACTGGAAGCTGAAATGGCGACATGGCCAAGGCGTCCGGGGCCGTACCTTCTTCAGGAGGATGGCAAGAGCCAGGGGAAGCCGTTCAGCACAAACCAGATGTGGAAGGCATTTGACCGTGAGCGTGCGAAGCACCCGATCCTTGCCGGGGCTGTTCCCCATGGACTGCGCGCGAATGCCGTCATCAGCCTCAGAGCGGCTGGCAACACGGCGCTACAAATCTCGGACATGGTGGGCATGTCAGTTGAGATGATCGAAGGATACTGCCGCCACGCGGACCGAAAATCCAGCGGGCAGGCCGTCTTGAGGGAGTATCGAGAACGGAAACAGGACGAAACTGTAAAACTACTGGAAAATGGAAAGCGAAAATGA